ATGACAAACTCAGCCATGCCCAACAGAAGAAGTTTGTTGAAGGCTTATCAGCTTCAACCTACAATCCCAATCTGAAGTTTTCACAAAGTTTCTTTAATTTTGTGAAATCCCAGAACAGAAGGTTGATAGTCGGAGATCCTTCTCCAATTATCTTCCACCGTGGTTCTCAACCTCCTCAATCATCTGATGATGATTCAGATAGGGAGAGACGTCTAAGGGCGAAGAAAGCTCCTCTGTTTGATCACAGGAGTGTGATCCAAAATGGTGCCGGCCTTATCAGCCTCACCTATTTTGCCACAGATCATCATTATGATCTATGGAAACGGTATGAGTCTATCTTCTCACATGTGACTAAATATGTGGATATCCACCTATTTAAATCATCTGTGGCTAGTGATTGGCTTCCTAGTAACGATAAGTTACTAGGGGCGGAGGTTCATTTCCTCCATGAATCAGGTCTGAAGTTGCGTTCAATAGCATCTCCTTACCTAGTCCACCAGGTGGCTTTACAGCCACTAGGCCAAACACTTTATGACGCGTTGCGTACAACCCCTTGGGATTGTACTCACGACCAATCGAAACCTTTACAGGTTCTCCAGTCACATCTTTCCTTAGGTAAGACGGTCTATTCTATAGACTTATCTTCCGCTACTGATTATTTCCCTTTGGAAATTCAGGTCTTAGCTTTGCGAGCTATGATAGGAAATCATCCTTCCATTGATCTCTTCGCAGAGATCTCACGAGCTGAGTGGTTGTCACCTCTCGGTCCCGTTAGTTGGAAGCAAGGCCAGCCACTAGGATTATATCCTAGTTTCGCTAGTTTTGCAATAACCCATGGATTAGTTTTACTCTATCTCCTTGGAAAGAGATATGAAAACGAATTCTATGTGTTAGGTGATGACGTCGTTATTCTCGATGATTCCTTGTATACCAAATACATGGATTTCATGGAAAATATCGCCGGATGCCCAATATCTCACGACAAATCATTACAATCTAACAAACTTTGCGAGTTTGCTGGAAAAGTAATCACTGCTGAGGCAGTAATGTCTCAGTTTAAGTGGAGAGAGGTGTCTGATGACAACTTTCTCGATCTTTGTCGGAATTATGGTAGAAATGCGGTTTGTCTGCTATCTTCTATCCAAAGAAAGGTAGTCGACCGGGTGAAACACTGTGTTCCACCTGTCGGTTTGAATTGGTCTTTTCCAGGTTCCAACTTGGAAATTATGACCAGATTGACGGATGACCTTCTTCGCAAGAAGACTCAGACGCAGTCTCTAACCGAGCTAAATAGTACCGTAGTACGGAATTGGTATTGCGCAAGCATACCATACCGGCATACGTTACTTCCCAGTCTCCTAAAGTGGTCTGTTGACATAGACCGGGCTTTATCGGATACTGGAACCTTCGACGAGAAGGTTTTAGCGACCATGCAGCAATTCTACCCTAGG